CTGGCAAACCGATAACATACAATACCTATCCATTTCAGAAAACAAGAAACGAAGTGGCTACTTGTGGTCGTCACGCAGTAGTTAGATGCTTATACGCACCCAAGTCACTAGACCAATACAAAGCAGTTATGGACAAGAGTAAGTTAGCCCCGGACGATTTTGTGTTAGGCGTTACATATGATAAAATCGGTAAATAAAATGTCCTAATATGATATAGAGAATGCCTTACTTTAGCAGTGTAGAACGCAGTGGTAATGTTGATGAACCCGACACTGTATATTACAATGCCGATATCATTAACAACAATACTAGCGACTTTTCTACTGGACTTCCGGCTGGCAATGACCCGCAGATACGCTTTCAAGAAACTCGTGATACTGCCATTATCAAGGATGCCTCAAAATATGAGTTTAGCATAGTCCGTTTCACGATGGACGGAGCGGGGCTAGACCTCCCCCTATTCATCCCTCAAGTGGTATTAGGACAGAGTGACCCAACCCTCACGACCTATAGCGTTGCCGTATCACTGACGCAGACTTACCGATTTTCTGATGGTTCTCTTAAAACTTTTGCGGAGAACGCTTTTGCTACACCAGTTCTATTTTCACCCGAAACGACTAGCACAGTTCTAGCACCAGTGCCTCAAGCACCATTGGTGAGCCAAGACCTAACAAGTCGCTACTACTGGGTCTATACCTACCAGCACTGGGTAGATTTGGTCAATGCCACGATTTACAACATTAGTAACCAGTATTCCCCCACTACGGCGTGGTATAAACTCTGGTATCTGTTCCAGCAAGATTGGCTAGCCTATCTTACTACCCGTGGTCTGACTGTAGCCACCGACCCTTTCCCCTATAGCACTCCTAACGCTATGGCTACAAGTCTATTTGCTCCTCCGGAACTCAAGTATGATGCTACCACGGGACTTTTTTCTTGGCTAGGAGATGAAAGGGCTTTTGGCACTCGTGTATCAACCTTTACGCCCGCCGGCGGAGCCGGTGCTACCACAGCCCCGGTAGCGTCCCTCTGGCTGAATGCTAACCTAGCGGGACTACTGGCAAACTTCAAAATGCTTATCGCCAATGTTGGACTTACTGTCACAACTCTGTCTGGCTATTATGCGTCAGTCCAGTTTCCTAATAAGTTTTATTCTAACATCACTGATTATACGACCACTCCTCTATCTACTGTCACCCCGACACAACTCCAAGCAAAGTATTGGGTGGCTACTCAAGATTATCCCTCTACGGGCAACCTCTGGTCACCCATCTCGTCCATAGTATTCACCTCTACACTTCTACCTCTGAAGAATGAGAATACGGCACAGCCAGTAATCTATGGACAAGGTAACCTAGGACTATCAGCCCCGACGGCACAGTCTGCTTTCCAGCCTATCATTACGGATATCTCCCTAGACACAAGTGCTGGCTCTGGTTCAGCCTTGTATCGCCAGTTTATCTACTATGTCCCGCAAGCAGAGTATCGTATGACTGCCTTTGAGAAGTCACGCCAAGAAATCCGCACGATTGATATTCAAGTCTATTGGAAGAACCGCCTCAATAACCAGTTATACCCGGTTCAGATGTTTAATCTATCTTCTGTATCCCTCAAGATACTTTTCAGAAAGCGTCCGGTAGATTTATTGTCAAGTTATTAGCAACGGTGCTAAAAAATATATAATGGATTGAAAAATATTCTCAACCTATTATATACAATGTCCTCCGATATCGTCAAGGAAGCGGTTTTTGATGGTCGCATCATCCAGTCACGCCCCAAGTATGCCGTTGAGAAGGGTGCCCTTTCCGTTACTAACGCCCCGTTCTCGGCTATCTCTGCCACAGCCTCCCAGCACACATACAATATCTATGTGCCGTCAGAGAATGTGTTCGTTGATAGGGCTATTGAGTGGTCATCCACTTGCTTTCTGTCGCTGGTTGCTACCCCGGCTAATACGACACCGGGTCAAGTTATCGCCACTCTGGGTCGTGATATCGCCCTCTGTGCCTTCCCGCTAAACTCCCTCTGTGCCACGCTTACTACGACAATCAACGATACTACATCCGTTATCAACTCGGCGGATGTCCAGCGTGAGGTTCTTCGTCTTGCGGACTACAAGCAGAACCGTCTCCGACGCACTTGCCCCACTATGTTGGATAAATATGCCCGTTACGCCGATGCGGTCGGCACGAATAACAACCCGAACGGTGGCTTTGATACGCAGAATACGGTTGATACTACGCCCAACGGTGCGTGGGGTGACATCTATTTCACAGACCAGAACGGCACGGTTCTTAGTGCGTCACAGACACCCGCCTATACATACAACGGCTATGCGGTCAATACGGATGCGTTTAGTCGCCCCATCGTAACGGCTTCCAACGGTGCCAACTCATCCTACCCGCTTTTCGTTAAGTGGCGTTCAACGGAGAAACTCATTCTGTCACCGTTTGTCTTTGCTGATACTCGTGAGATGGATACGGGACTTTTTGGCATCAATAACATCCAGTTGATTATGAACCTTCGGGCACCCACTCGTGCCTTGCGTAACCCCGGCGTAGTGAATGGTTCTGGTTGCGTCATTAGCAATGTGGCGTTTGCCTCCACACCGTTCGCCGATAGTTTCGTGAATACGCAGTTCCTTACGCCGTCGCTTGAGGTAGCACTGCCTCCCAAGTCTGTAGTGCCGTATATGGAGTTCCCTCGTTACATCACGCAGAACCAGAATAGCCAAGTCAATAACGGTCAGACGGTTCAACTTACATCCCAGACTATCACGCTACCGCAGATACCCGACCTTCTCCTCATCTATGTCAAGCCTACTCAAGCCGGTGGTCAGATTGACCCTACGCTACCCCAGTATGCCGACACTTATCTCCCCCCCGTCTCTGGTCTCACCCTTACTGGCGGAAGCCAAGGTAACTCAAAGCCTCTGTCTATCCAGTTTGATAACTTCTCTGGTCTGCTTTCATCGCACACGGCGGAGCAGTTGTATGATATGTCAGTCCGTAATGGACTTGAGATGGACTGGGAGCAATGGTCTGGTAAGACCCGCACATCCGCCAATAACGGCTCATTAGTCGGAACAACGGGNGGTTTCCTCGTGCTAAAGCCCGGNCGTGATATCACGCTACAGAGCGGACAAGCCCCGTCGCTTGTTGGTAACTTCACGCTCCAGTTTAACCTTTCAGTCTATAATCCTCTGCCCTTCCCCGTTATCCCGCAGATGTTTGTTGTTACGGTTAATAGTGGCTTCTTTGAGAGCATCCGTGGCTCTTCCCGTATCATCAAGGGCGTGCTNTCCGANCAAGATATCATCTCCGCTCCGCTTGCCCCGGTTGCCACACACTCCGACCTTATGCGTCTCACGGGCGGTAAGGGTCTGCTAGGCAGTCTCGGAAATATCCTTTCCCGTGCCAAGGATGTATATCACGCTACAAAGCCGGCTGTGTCAGCGATGAAGGGTATGTTACCCGCTGGTATGCGTGGAGTTGCCGAGGCGGTAGGCTACGGTAGCGGTGGAGCCTCTGGAGGAGGCTCTGGAGGTCGCAAGGGTAAGAAGAGCATTGAAGACCGTCTTTGCTAAAATAATAATCTAACTAAAAGATGGGTAAAGATGGGTTGTCCGCCAAAGTCCCCTAGGAGGTTATCCTTTTCTTGCTATATATGCGGAAGACCCGACTTACCCAACTTATATTATAACTCCTAATAGCCCAATAAAATATATTCGGCTATTAGTAGAAATGTCAGTTAGTGCCCTACTAAACGCAGACGGCACCACCAATAGAGTTTTGCTACCCAATGTGATGAACTACCGTGGCTTATGGGATAGTGCCGTTATATACAATAAGGACGATATAGTCTCCGATACCTTTGGTAACTGGTGGGTGGCATCTGTTGTGAATACTTATATATCACCAGCGAACTACCCGACACTATCCACTTGGCAACCAATAGGCAATAGTAATATCGCTGGCAGTGGTTCTGCTGGTGTAGCAACCGTTACTTCTGGTAATGCTGGTATAACGATTGGCGGAACAGTCATAAACCCTACGGTATCCAATGCCGGTGTTTTAAGTGTTACTGCTGGAACTGGTATTACCAATGTTGGAACTGCTACAGCCCCAAACTTACAAGCAAATCTTGTTAGCGTTGTAGGCGGGACTAATATCACGACATCCACTGCGTCTGGAACTGTTACCGTATCAGCCCCCACTGCTTTAGTAAATCCTCTTGGAGGGTTCGGAGTATCTTCTAGCGGGGGTAAAAATGGACAAAGAATAGATAGCAGACTTATTGGAACAAATGGAGCAAGTGATATGGCTATAGCCTATAACACTGCGTTAGCATCACCTTTAAAATGGACTGGCGTTATAGCCATATCAGAAAACACTGCTTTTGCGGTGGCAAACGGAGGTTATCTTACCAAACTTACAGCCGGTGCCCCAGCAAGCACAACCGTTATAGGAAGTCTTAATAGTTATACTGGTCTTTCGCAGAATAGCACACAAACAATATTTCTGACTACTAGTGGTGGAAATGTTTATACTTGTTCGTCCCCATATTCTAGTTTAGTATCATTAGCGGTGCCAATCGCTTCATTTTCGTGTGTTTCTGTTTCTAGAGGGAGTGACTATAATGATGTTTTCATAGGAACAACCGCCGGAGTTATGTATTTTAGTGCTGATGCTGGTGTAACTTGGGCACCAGTTCCAACTATTACGAGCAACTGGTTGAGTGTAGTAAATCAGTGGGGCACTGGAGTTTATTGCGATGCTAATAATATATATTATTCAACCGGGGCTGGGGCTGTGTCTCTTGTTGCGAATAAGCCAGCGGGGGCTACATTCGGAACAAACTGTTTAACATATTTTTTGTATGCTAATACAACTCAAGTGTTAGTGACAACACAGTCTGGCACGGTGTATGTTTTAACATACGCTACTGGCACTTGGCAAAATGTTACTACTGCTACTGGAGTAACTGGCACCATATGCGGAGCCGGAGCCGGTGGATTTAGTGGAGCATATAGCGGTGGCGTTGTATCTGTGGCAACTCCGGGCGGTTATATATATACTGTTACACAATCTAACTTTGCCTCCGCTAACGCTGGCACAACATATGGTGAGTTTATAACTGACCCGACAACTTGGACA